GACATGTAGATGCCCTGTTGCCGCACCATTAGGGGCAGTCCCAACAGACCACGCAGTACATTCAGCTAATGGATGGAATACAAACGCATTAACAGCATCACCATCAAGCATTAAGAATGCATCAACAAAAGCAGCATCGGTAACATTGCTGTCAAGGCGTAGTACCGCAGACTCACCAGTTGGATTAACAAGGGGCCTAAAGTGAATCCGTGCTCCATAGACATCTTCAGCAAAGGACAGACCACCAGTTGTATTCACGAAAAGACCTTGCACCATATGGGCAACATCAACGTCAGCAGGTATGTTGGTAACAACTTCGAGTCCTATTAACGCTTCAGCCGCTAAAGCAGCAGTCGGTTCTAAGTTGACTGACATAGCACAAAGCCTTCCATTCGTCTGAGCCAGTGCATTAGTGAGGGTGAGTTTGAATGCGGCACTGTCTGCGGCTGGGGTTGCACTGATTTGCTCACTAATCATTGTGAGCTCGTTTTCGCTACTATCCCAAAGCAGATACTCCGCAGCAGTAGCACCAAATATCTGGACATCCATGCTCTCGGTACCGTTACCAATAACGAATGCTCCCCCATTCACCAACCCAACCAGTGTCAGGTCGGTTCCGTCATGGGTCAGGGTCATGTCGCCATTAGCGGCTGCACCATAACCAAAGAGTAGTGGTTCATCATCCATTAACCAATGTGCTCTCGGGTCCCAGTGAACCTTAACAGCAATAACGCCATATGCGCCCGAACCGATATATCCCAGCGCATAGCCAAAGGGAATCTGGGTTACGTTGTTTCTGATTTTGCTGATAACACAATTCCCTACACCATCATGGGAAGAGTCATCGCTACCAACAGAATCATCGCTGATAAACAGTGCATCGCCTGGGTTGACATCTATGCCACCATTGTCGTCAAAGGCATTGACATTAAGATTAAAGATGCCTTCAGTATCAATGGCAATCATATCAGTCAGTGCCGAAGCATCGTTAAATGCTACACCCACTGCCAATCCATAGGCAGTATGGGGAGTAGCACCAAGAGCACGAGCGATAACGACTGGGTCGCCTTTATCCACAAAGGCATCGGCGGCGTGTAGGGGATGCATTAACTCATCTTCTACCATTGTTAGATGTCTCCCTTCATAAGTAGAAGACACCTGAGTTCCATTTTCTAAATCCGCAGTATAAACTCCTGCAGTTGTAGGCATTGTTTTACCTCCTAGTTATTTTTTACTTAACGCCCAGAAACGGCAGTCTCAATTTGAGCATCCGTCCATTCTGGGTGCATCTTTTTGAAAGACTCTTTTAAGGCTTCCCTATCCTTCTCGGCATTAGGTTGTGAGCCTCCAAAGCCCTTCACCTTTCCTGCTTCGGATAATTTAGCAATATAGTCAACTTCTGACTGTATCGCTTCTACTATTCCATCAGCAGACTCAGCATCCTTAAACCTCTCAATAAGACGTTCTTTGGCAGCATCGGGTAGCTCAGCTTTGTCTACAGCCTCTTTAATAGTGGCTTGTGCTTCAGCTTTTGCCTTCTCCTTCTCCGCCTCAGTTATCCTGGTTTTGAGGTCGTCTCGCTCCGTTGTCAGAGTCGTAATCTGACCCTCCAGTTCCGTTACTCTCTCTTCCAATTCCATCTTGTGCTTTACCTCCTGTTGTATTTCGTCCCTAACTTTAGCTTCTACAGCTTTGATTAAGTCAGGACGCTTCTCCTTTAGTGCTGATAGTTCGACCAAATCCACATCCAGACTTCTATCTGATTCATAGAGTGTGACATTCCCACCAGCCCCAGGTTCGGTTACAAAGTCAACCGACCTGCAAGCCGTAAGCTCTTCGACCACTAGAGTTTTAACACCTTCGATGGTAGTTTTAGAAGCATTGCCCAAAGCATTGATTGAGATGCCCATTTCTGAAAGCAGCTCTTTATCTCGCAATGTAGCTAACTTCTTCATCAGCCAATCTTCTATGATGTCAGCAATTCCAGTAACCGTGCCGTTTTCGTCACACGTTACATCCTTTAGCGTAGCAACCCACCCTCCAGATTTTATCGACCTCTCAGGAAGTTCTTTCTCTTCTTCTTCTGTTGGGTGGTCGGCATACATCTTTTGCCCTTCAAATACCTTGTAATCCCGCTTCAGCATCTCGGCAGGATAGTATCGGGACTTATCAGCATTGAAACCAGCTTTGATAATAACTACAGTAGCTCGACCTCTATCGAATGTGGCTTCGGTAAAGGGTGTATAAAACCGTTTCTTATCCCGTATCATAGTTTCCTTCACCCATCTCGGTATATCTTCTTCTTCAACATCTAATTTCCTATATTCAGCCCGTATCTTCCTTTTAACAGCAGCCAATTCAGCGGGGGGTATAGTCGCTTTATGCCCCCTTAGCCCTCCAGGGCTAAGAGCTGCGGCTATTCTGCCTAGTTGAGTTTTGGTTACTTTCTTATCAAGGTCTTCCCACATTCTGAGTTGCCATGTACCAGGTCTATGCGAGTTAGGGGCATAAGCAAACGCTGCCATAGGATAATCACTTCCCTCTTCAGCCTTCACCGCTGGTTGCTCTTTGAGCCAAGTTAAGACTGACTTAGCCTCTTTCAGGGTCTCCTTAGCCTTCTTCTCTTCTGGCTCATTCTCGTCTGACAGCTCATAGCTTGCCTTATAAGACTGCCCATCAATATCATAGGTAAGCTCATTGTCAAATACCTCTTCAATGGTCAGCTTCTTAGGTATAGGTGACTCAATCCCTAACCCATATTCTGAAATTAAAGCTGACTGGAGTAGATTCCTCTTGTTTTTATCACTTAACATACCAGCCTCCTTAGTTGCTGCCTCAAAAGCACCATCATTCTCCTTGCAATGGGTACGAGCTCTTCCCTCTGTCCAGATTTCCTTATCATAGCGATAAGCCTGTGTAGCCGTAGTAGTCTGCCCTTTAGGTCTACCAATAATAATTGTTAGCTTCTCGCTACCTTCACCCCTCTCAATCCGCCTGAAACTCCCATCCTGAAACTCTCCAGGGTCTCTAATTCTACAAGCATGTTCATTAGGATATGGCATAAATACCTCCTAAAATAAAAAGAACCGATAAACTTTCGCCTATCGGTTCTTCCGCTTTCGGCTATTCTATTTAATTGTTAATTTTAGTTATCTAATCTATATTTCCGCTTATAATAACAAGACTCGTGATACGTTGTTCCCTTATGGAATGTGCGGAGTTCAGTCTCCTCTTTTCCGTTGATAATCTTACCAGTCTTAATAAATCTACCCAATGCAACCATTGGTTCTGTTATTATAGCCTCAATATCCCTAGCTTGGAAGTCGGCGTCAGTGAATTTACGCCCACAGATAACACACTTCTCACCAAATCCCCATTCTGCAATCTTGTCAACTAGTGCCATTAGGTTCCTCCCTTAATCTAATTTCACTATTCTCTCAATGGTTATGGGCTTCTTTCCATTTTGGGCAAGGTGCTGGTTCATCTGTATATTCAAAACAGCTCTTTATATGGGTAGCCTCTTCACTGCCAGGCTCATCGCATTCGCAAACACATCCATCGCCAAAGGACTCTCCATCTATTATGTCATAGAAAGTAGAGTGGTAAAGACAGGAAATACAGGTTTGTTTTTGGGGCTCCATTGAGTTTCTCCTTAATCTAATTTAATTGTTCGCTCTATTACCAAAAGCGTTACTTTACCTGCCCTTACCTGCACTCTAATTATACCATACTCAAGAAACTTTATCCAATCTACCTTCTCAAGCTCCTTTTTAAGTGCTACATCTTTATCTATCATCTCTTTAATCTACTTGGTGCTAATGTGCACCTGCAATCAGGGTGTTGAGGAGGAGCCATTACGCCACCACTAAACTCTTGATTTACAGGTATCACTCCTTCTGCTTCATTGCCTAAGCATTCATCACTTACCTTATCATCACCGGCAGTAACCCATTCTTTACCCTCAATCCCCATATCTTCCATTGTGTCCAGACTTGCTTGTGAAAGAGCATTAGCTGTCTCAGTGCGGGCTATCAACTCGGCCCTAGATGCCAAAGTTAACCCCTTAATATCTGATGGGGCGCCCCTCGCCATCCAATCTAATTTATGCCGTATATCACTTTTAATCCCTGGTATGCCTCGCTTGTTTTTTATACCATCTGAAATAACTTTAGATAGTTGCTTTCTGGTTTCTATGTCAAGTCCATCTACCAACTTTGCTTTTGATACATGACTTTTAGCCCATTCTATAGCCTTCGAGATGGGCTGCCCCTCATAAGCTATCGGGACCCCAGCCTTTGTTTTGCCCCAAGTAACCATCTCGGCTTGACCTGATATATATATCTCTGCAAGCTGACCCTCAAGGGTGGTAGTTAGTGTATCATCAAAAGTAGCCAGCAAGGGATTTAATATGTTCTCTGTATCTGAGCTTAATGGCATTTTTAAATTCTCCGCCTACCAAATCCCATTCCCAAATCCTCACCCCATACAATTACAACTCGTTCTTCACCCTTGTCACCCTCAAATACAAACCTTACCTCAGAGATAGACGAGTCTTTACTGTGAGTTATTGACATGCGCTTTAATTTAGAGCTTGCCATACGCTCTGATAGCACCTCAACTACAGTATCATACTGACTCATTAAGGTTCCCCCCCTTTAACATACCTATTATAAATACCAGACAATTTACCATAAGGAAAGGCTTTCTCTAGCTTGTTGAAATACTTAACTAGTTCTCTTTGTAGTGCCTTTTCCCTTCTTTTGTTTGCGAGACTGTTTGGGTTTGCTGGGATTTTCGCCTCTAAGATTTGAATTATCTCGTCCAGTTCCACTACTACTGTCATCAATTACCTCACGATTATCAATGAACCTTACTATATAATGATTGGGATTACCACAGGGGCAAGGAATATCTTCAACTGGAAGATTTAAGAAGTTGTCAAATCTCTGCTCATTCCCACAAGGCATCCTTACAATATGAGGCCACAGCTCCTTTCCCTCCGCTTCCTTTTTAGCCATAATCCATAATCCGTCATCACTATATTCATCAGTTCGTTTGCCATTAAGTTGGAAACATATTCCAATATAAGTGGCTTCCACCCCCCCCATTTGGCTTAATGGGATTACTGGTTCATTCCCCCCCAGCACTATATTCTCTGGGGGCAATACATATCCACCATCAAAGGCTGGCATTCCTAGTTCAGCCTTCTTCTTTTTACCCGCCTCACAGTCACAAAGCACCATAATCAGCCCGTGTTCTTGTTCTGTAAATCCCCTATCTTGACACTTTTCACATTCCATTATTTACTCCTTTTTAATATAGCATCATACCACAAGTAACCAGATAAAATATGACGATTAAGAAGTTAACGATAAAGCCTACCGCTAACAGTTCCCACCAACTAGCTTGATACTTGAGGCTTGCTATCAATGCAGCAACCACGCCCCCAGTAACACCTAGTAGTATGGGCAGTAACCACAATACTCCAGGAAATCTCCTTTTCATTGCCTACTCCTTTTTACTTAGGCTCTCCCTGAGCCATTTTAAGTTTCTAGCTAATGCAAGCTCAGGATGCTTGTCAAGGACTTCTGCTATCTGCTCAAGGGCTTCAGCAGGATCGTTCACCCCCAGCGTCATCAAGGCTATCTGCTTGACATCCTCAGAGTCGCCAAGTGCTGGCAAGACCTGTAATATCTGAACTAGAGCTGTCGCTGTTGCAACTACATCAGCAGGGGCTATAGCAGGGAAGTCCATATCTACATACCATTTATCCTCTGGCACGTTATTATGTTCAAGAACTATATCGTTTATGTCTTTGTAAGCGTCAGCCCATATTGCTTGATAGGACTGAAACATCTTCATCATAGGGAGTTCAACTGTCTTAGCTGTAGCCAGATTGCCTATTGATATGTCGCCAAAATACTGTTCTGGGATACCAACCGCAGCACAGACCTGAAGTTTAATCATCCTGCCATCTTGATATGCAGCCGAAGCCCCAGATTCCGTTTTAATGGGTGTCGTATCCACCCCTAAGTTCTCCACCTCGTGAGAACCAGCAGGTATATCTTTCCCGTGAGTCTTGGCCTTAATAGCATCTACTTGTGCTTGACCGCCTTTTACCTTTGACCTCCAGGCAAACTTTGCCAGAGCTAACATAACCGCTATACGACTACCCAAGAACTTCGTGTAATACTTCATCCAAAGCAGAGCAGGTAATAATAGGGGATTGCCCCTTTGAGTAATTGTATTGTATGTCAAATGGTAGACTAGGGCATCTTGGGTCTTTGTGACGCTTGTTCCGACTGAGTCTGTTGTGGCTTTATCCTTGATATTGGTTGTGCTTCGGTATATATCCCTGTGGGGTTTGCCCGCAGTATCCGACCATTCTCTGCGATAGAATTTAACATTCTCTTTGTCGTCTGGGTCAGTTATAATCTCTGTTATCTCTAGCGGGTCTATTGTCCTTATCTTGGATTCCCCATTAGCACCTAAAAAGAGGGCAAAGAATATCTCCCCCTCTATTAAGAGTTTATCAGACGATTTACGCTGTCCCCTAGCTGACAATACACCCTGATTAGCTTGAGCATCCCAGAAACCTTCTAATGCTTCCTTTGTCTTCTCGTTCTCCTCTACCACACTCCAAGTCATACCAGTGCCAAAAGTGTAATCAGTCCACAACCTAATAGCCTGTTTCCCTAGCGGGTCTTTGGTAGAATAGAGCCGAGAGAGTTGAAGGTTCGTTATCCTCTCTGCTGGCGTGATAACATCCCCTGTTGTGCCACTGAGGTTAATCCAACCCTCATCCTCTAAGGCTAGGTCGGCTTCTACGCTGGCAGTAGCTTCCCGTAAAAGAATCTCTAGCTCGTCTCTCGGTGCATTATCTCTTAATATCTTTGCCTGTTTATCCATCATCTTAACTCCAATGCCCCTATATGCCATAGGATTATTCCTGCAATCTCTCCAATCAACTCATCCATTTCTATATCTTCGTGGATTTTCACATTAACTAGCGGCTTTATACCGCCTTGTTTCTTCCACTGTTTATATGTGCTGATTGGCACTATATATTCCATTTACTGATTCCTTTTTATAACTCCAATTCCCTTACTGCTTCCATTGCGTCATAGACTATTATGTTCTCTTCTGGCTCAGGTTCGCTAATCATCAACTCAGTTATTGCCCATACCATAGCATCTATCCTATTGGGTGAATCCCTTGACTCGCCAGGTATCCAAGATACCATCTCATCTTCTAAATAGGGAAATTCACCAACATGATGCAATCTATTATGTTCATAGCTCGCTACAACTGGTTCTGCCCTTACCGCCTTCCCCCTAGAAGCGTGAACATTTTTATACCGGATAATCTGCCCCTGATTTTTAGCTGCCTGTAAGATGGTAGATTCAACCATATCACCGCCATAATTTGCTTCCCCTACCACTATATCTGCCTGATTTCTATTATAAGCTGTCAGCACGGCATCCGCCCATTCACCAGGAGAACCTAATAGACTTTTATCATCTAAAATATATCCATGTCCATCATTCCCCAATCCTGCCACCATAATCCCACACTCATTGCCACGACTGCCGGTGGGGTCTACCCCCACTACAATACGCACTAGGTCGGGATATTGAACCACCCTTGTTTGATTGATTAATTCCCGATTCCATAAAGCCCCTGGTGCCTCGTCTATATCCTCCGCTAATATCTCCTGTTTATAGGCTAGGCGAGTCATATCTTGAGTAATATCAGCAAGTGCCACACTGCTAATATACGGATTATCATGGCTGGCAAAGTGAAACGCCTCCCACCTATCCGATGTGTTCTGTTGTGCCCTCTTGAACATCTTGGCAGCATGGCGAGGGTCTCTAGCTTTACTCACCGACCTAGAATGCAATGATGGAGGCGTATAGATAAACATAGCATCCCCATCATTATCTAAAAGCATCGGGGCACCGACCACTTCCCAAGTATCCTCATTCATAAGCTGATATTCGTCTAGAACTAAGAAGTCAGAATAATCCCCTCTTAGCATATCAGCGTTCCAGGCTGTCTTTCCCTTGAGGCGGTTCTTAGTGCCCTCCCTTTCAATGGTATGCTCAGTCTCGTTCTTTTTGAATACGCCTGCCTCTATGGGTTCGGCTAATGCCCTCTTAACCTCAAACCACCAAGTATCAAGCTGGTCGCTAGTAGGGGTAGCATAAAGGGGACGAAGCCCCTTTAAGAATTTATCTATACATATTGTGGCAGCTATAACAGTCTTACCACCCCGCCGACCAGCCCTGACAATCTTCCTCTTAGTTTCGCTACGCCTGATTTCTTCCTGTTTGGCATGGGGCAATCTTAGCTTAACTATATATTCAGGCTTTACGGCTGTTATCATATACCACCCTTAAAATAATAGGCTCGCCACCTTCACCGCCTATTGGCAATGTAACCTTGCCCTCTATTCTATCTTTCAAGTTCTCCCTGGCTTTTTCCTCAGTAAGAGCATCTCGCATCCCTGCCTCTGCCAATGCATACGCCCACGTCCAGGTAGGGTCTTTGGCAAACGGGCATAATTGCCCCATCATATCTCGTTGGATACGGGTTATACTACAGTCCTTTTTAGCGTGGTTGTTATCTTTCAGGGTCTTTAAGGCTGCATATATATTTTTGTGTGAATTAACAGACATGCCTCGCCTGTTTCCACTCCGGTTAAGCTCTTTATTTATTGCCATATCTCTCCCAGTGTCCCCAACCGTTATCCCGCCTACGACCTGAATTTAGGCATAGGCACTCCGCTATTTTATTTTTATAGATATGTGAGCTCTTACTACCTTATAGTTATAACTTAGAGTCCTTTGTCTCAACTTCCTTGTAAGCAATCCACCCTGTGCCATCACATCCACTACACGGCTTCAGGATGGGGTCTAGGTTATCCTTTAACCCAACACATACAGACTTCTTACCCCAGCATACAGGACATTGTTTTATATTTACCATCGCCTACCTCCTAAACTATAGGGCAGATAAATCATACTGGACGGAGGATTATAGTGAGGATTGATTTGTCCGATTAACATACAACCACAATGAGGGCACTTATGGTCTTCAGTATATTTGTGTATCGTAATGCCCAGGGGTATCTTTAACTCTATAGGCGTGGAGCAGTTATCACAGGTAAGTCTGCGATTGTATGTATCAGGAAAAGCCAATTCTGTCATTATTTCTCCTTATCTAACTATGGCTAGGGGACTTCCACCCCTAGACGAGAGGCTTTATAGCCAAAGGCTAGCGTTGGGATAGTGCCTCCCTCAAGTTGCAATCTTAATAGCGTCTTTAACGATTCCGCCACCATAGTCTTTTAACTAATGGGATTAAATTCCTCTGACGCTATGATTACGCCTACTAATTCTACCTTATCTCTGTAGGCTAAATCATTGGCAATCTCTTCTGCTTTGACTATATCCCTTGCGCACATCACTCTCATTGTCGGCTCAATACCTTCGCCTGCTTGAAACCATGCAAACCACCTAGTCATCATTCACCTCCTTATTTATCACCTATCACTCTGTGGGGCTACTTACCTAATAATAGGCGGACTACAGCAAGGTAATCCTTTCACCCCACAGTCTTTGACCTGAGCCTATTAGAGTTCCCTCCACCTTTTAAGGCTTCACCCTGTGGTGTCTGCCACCCACTTATTCAGCCACTCCTTAGCTCAGATTGTTACCCCTTGAGTAACAAACGAACACAATTATCCAATCTGGCAAAGAACTTAGAAGTAGGATAGATACCACACTCATCTGGATTATCAAACATCTCAGATATAGCATCAGTGCGTTCCTTTTGAAAGCGACCTATCTTGGTATCCCTTGGCTCTAATACAACTTTGTTTTTCATTTACCCCTCCTTATACTGAAAAGAAACCTCATAAGGACAGAACCTTATGGGACTTTATATCCGGTTAAGATGCTCTCCTTTCATAATACCTATTGCTGGCTCGGAACGGCTCGCAAGAGTTGGGGGTTCGCCCCACACAGCCGATAGTTTTAGTCGGGACACCAGCACAGTTAAAGTAAACTAATACCCTGGTTTACCCAATATCTTCTTTCTCATTATTGCCTCCTTAGCCGACTGCCAATTGCATACTTCTATTATACCATATTGTTACTTTATCCGCAAGATTATTATGTTTTATAGATAGCATAGGCAATTAACATACAATCTCTGTCCCTTTGAGTCCTTTGTAATGGTGCTGAGCAGACTTGGCAAGTTTGATAGCTTGATACCTATTCTTAGCGTGTATGCAATAAGCAACCCTGGCAGTTCCTATGAAGCTAGCAGTTCCGTCAGATTGTCCAGCCAATGCCTTAGCAAATCTCCTTGCTAGCTCATTGGCATACTTGTCTAAACCGCCCTCTCCAGAACTATGCCACTTGCCATCATAAGTTTGCCATACTACCCAAGTGTAATCATCTAATATCCCCATTCCTTGCCCCCTTACCCTTAAAATCTACCACAACTTATAACTCCCTGTCAACTTTGAAATGTAGAGCTTTTAGCCTTAGACTGCCACAATAATGGCTGATTTAGTGAGCATTTAACAGCTAGTTCATTATTTTACTTCCCACAATGCCCCACAACAACCATCACCAAGCTTGATAATGCGTGTTAGTGGTGGTAAAGTTAGGGTAACAAAGGAGGGGTAAAATGAGGACTAACTGTGAGATATGTGGCGAAGATAAGGAATGTAACTTTTGCCAATGTGAGAGTTGTAGGGAAGATGTAATTTCTGAGGCTGAGTTGAATGGGGAAGAGCCTCCTAAAGAACCAATAGGTAGATGGCTTTGTAGTAATTGTATTAAAATGGGGGGTGAATAATGACAGAAAGAGAGACATACATAAAGGAGATGAGGGAATACTGGCAGGAAACTAGGGGTAGTGGAATACAGGGAACGACAGCATTCATTCCTGATAATTTTAATGAGAAGATGGGTGAATATTATGACCACAATATAGCCCACACCCAAAATAGTAATTGCGGAAGAGACTCGGCTCAAGAAACAGACATACAAAACTTAAGATATTTATAGCTAGTATATTATAGGGTAGAACTTTAACAAACGAAATAGGGATGGGATGCCCCTAGAGTAGAATAAATATAGTTGACAAGCCTACCTTAATATGCTATAATTAGGGTATGAATACTAAAAAATGCACGCAGTGTGGTGAACTCAAAACTCTAGACCAATTCACAAAGTGGAGTGGTAGTAAGAATGGTCATCGTAGTTATTGCAAGGCTTGTAATGCCAAATATATGAGCAATTATTACCGCAATACCATTAAGGGATGGTATCACAAGTTGCTTTACAAGGCTAAAACTGATAAGACCGACTTCAACCTATCCCTCCAAGACATTAAAACCTTATCGGAACAAGCCAATTGTTACTACTGCCAGAGACAAGTAACACGGGGAATGGGTCGCAAGCATCATCTAACCGATAGAACCGTTGACAGGAAGGATAACACGAAGGGATATATCAAGGGTAATGTTGTTGTGGCTTGTAGGCGGTGCAATCTTATGAAGGGGGAATGGTTAACTGCGGAACAGACCCTAGAGATAGCAAGGCTGTATTTAGTGGTTCAATAGAGTGGGCGGGTAAAATTAAAGGAGGTTTAAGATGGCAAAAATAGGGAATGAGACAAAACTTATCCTAAAGCTAGCCACAGACCAAGCCAAGGCCAAATATGAGGCTATTATGAAGGACAAGGGTCAGCTAGTTGACTATCAAAACGGTTATGCGAAAGCCTTTTACGATTGGATAAACATTCTCCAGTTAATAGTATTAGAGCTAGAAGGTAAATAAAACAATCACCCGCCCATTCTATTGAGTTACTAAAGAATAAAAGGTGAAAGGGGGTTAGAGATGAGGTCTAAAATCAAGAAGCCATTCAGTTCTAGAATGAACAAGAAACAAAGAAAGGGAGGAGACGAACTCTATTGTTCGCATGTTAATGATGGGTTTGACTTCACCCCTAAACCCGAAGAGATAAAAGGCATCTTAAAATATATGGATAACTTAGAAAAAAGGAGTTAATTTACTTCAGCCCTTCTTAATAAAGAAGCTCATCCTTAATAAAAATAGGCTTACACATAAGGAGGGTTGAGGTAAGTAAGCTAAGGGAGGTTAGAAATGGAAGCAATTAAGTTTAAGGATTTACTGAGAGTGGCAAGGATTGTTAAGCGATATATACCCAACAAGCTAGTGCGTAGAATTGCCCTGAACGCCTGGTTGCACGACGGCATTGATTGGAGAATATACAGCTAACCCCTTCATAACAATAAAGGAGGCTAAAATGGAATACATGGTATTTTTTGACCAAGTGAATAGAACTAATTTCCAGGTGAGGGCTAATAGTGAGCAAGAGGCCGAAGAGAAAGCTGAAAAACTCTATAAGAAACGCTTTGATATTCCCTCCAGTTGTGTGCAAGAGGGATGGATAACACAGTCTGATGGGGAAGATAAATAAAGGAGGCTTGAGATGGAATTAACAAAACAGCATTGTCTCTTAATCCGCTATCTTCTTGAAAAAGAGGTTAACCGCCTTGAAAAAGGATTTATGTCCAGACCTGATACGGCTTATACTAACTGGTTGAGGGAGAGGTGCGGTGATGCAGGGGATTTATTGAATGAGATTAAGAAGGGATTTGTAAATGAAGTTCAAAACAAGGTTCAATCGTAATAGGTATTACTCTAGGAAATGTCGGGTAAGGAATAGGAGGCGAATAAATGGAAGATAAGGAATTGGGGGAATATGGGCAAGGCAATAGATACATTAAAGTTCTGGAAATTATCAATGAACTAAATAGACAACACAGACAAGGTGAGAATGAAATATTTGATTGTGGCGAGTTAGGGTTCGTTCATTTATGGTGGCATGCTAGCTGGCAATGGAAATGGAAATGGATTAAGCCAAGCACTGAGTTTAAGGGGGAGGGTAAATAAAATGACAAGTGAATATCTTATCGCAACCCAGAAGCAAAGAAGCTGTGAGGTTGGACAGTTTGCACCTAAAGAGGTTTTTACTAACTGCACCTTCTGTAACGCAGTAATCCATTATGAGAAGGGTAAGAAGTTCTTTGATTGTCCTGAGTGTCATCTAACCAACTATAGGGAGGATAAGTAAATGACTTCAGCATTAGTGCGGGGTAGAACCCTAGACCCTGATGCCGTTGAGCTGGCTAAGGAATGGAGGAAGGGTAGAGTCAAAGAACTGGAGGCTATGCCCATTTTAGCCCTGACATTCAAAGAGAGGCACGAGCTACTCAACCTAAAGCCTCAAGTAGAGGAAGTGGACAGAAAGGAAGGGGAACACCAACAGCTTATAACCGACCTAGAGAAGCGTATAGCATCAGGTCAATAGGGAGCAGTAAAATGGAGCAGTCTATATTTGACACCTACAAACGGCTAAGGCGACAAGGTTTAATAGACAAAGAGGCTATTGCTTGGCTTGAGGAAAGACTCGGGGTGGTAATACCCGAGCACATAAAGGAGATGTTGAGAAATGAATGAACTAAATAAAAAGTTGGCTGAATGGGTTGAGTTTAAGAAATATATGAATGAAGCATACCCTGACAGGGTTTGGGATGAGTGGATTTATCCAGATGGTAAGGGTTGGACAAGGGAATTAAACTTCACCCAATCCCTAGATGCCTGCTTTAAGTGGCTTGTGCCAAAGGTTAACGGGGTATTTCATTACGACTTAGATATGGGCAGGCATACTTGGTTCGTGAAGCAAATAGGTAAGGAAATGTGTATAGGTGAGGCAGAAACTCCAGCCCTAGCGTTATGCCGAGCAATAGAGAAAATCATAGATGGAGAGAAGAAATGTTAGAGATTAGATATGAAAAGAGGGAGAAGTTGTATTGGGTAAAGGGCAAGACTAAGCCGTGTTCCTCTAAGACTAAAATGATGACATACGTGAATAGAATATTCTGCAAACAGCTTCCTGATAAGGGGAAGATAACAATAGAGGAGGTAAATAATGAGATTGCTAAATGAAGAAGAGGTAGGTCAACTAGAAGAAGACTGCGTGGATTGCGGTGGGCATAATGAGTATGATGTAGCCAAAGCTCAACAAGAACTGACCAATAAAGAGTGGCGGGAATGGTTTGAGCAACACCGAGCAATGTATGAAAGTGACGGGCAACTCTGGTATGGTATTAGTGCCCCACACTGGCAAACCCGCTTAAAGGAGGTAAGCAATGAACCGCAAGTTTAGCTTAACTGAGAATAACAAGGGGCTGTGGTGTCCATACAAGGGTTTATACTGCCAAGAAGGATACTGTTCTGAGTGTTTTGTTTACCTAGAATACAAGGCTAAACTCAGAGACATAGCAGAAGAAAATCTAAAGGAGGTTATCAATTAAGTTGCTGGTGTCCGTTGTGCTAGGCAAATGAAACTATCGGCGGAACAGGCGGAATCAGCCGAGCCAGCAAAATGGTAT